AACTATTACGGTATCGGCCCGGACAGGGCGCATTGGCTCGGTTCACCGCTGCGTTCCCGACACCAAACACATATGTCACACAACGCGCTGGGTTTTTAAGTCAAGAACAATCACTAATGGTCGGGTATGACGGCGATAATTTTGGCGTGGTCCGTATTAATGAAGGCAAAGCTGATATTCGGTTATTAACAATATTAACAAACGCAGCCTTCTCCGAAACCGCAACCATTACATTAAATGGGAATGTGTTCTCTATCCCATTAGTGGCCGGAAATACAGAATCTGTCGCTTCTCAAATTTCTGTATTTAATTTTGGTTCCTCGTGGATAACTGAACAAGTTGGTTCTGGTGTTAAAATAGCATCGACCATAAACGGCGCGAAATCTAATACATACGCGTTTAGTTCAAACGGTTCGGCAACCGCAACGTATAGCCAAATTCAAACCGGCGCAACAGACATCCAAAATTGGACGTATCAAACAAACTTTAATATTGACACTCTCGACGGTTCTGGAAATACTGCCACTAATCCAAGCGGTATGTTGATTAGTCCAGAATTCATGAATGTCTTTCAAATCAACTATCGGTGGTTAGGTGTCGGTGAGATACGGTATGCCGTCGAAAATCCTTCTAATGGCCAGTTAATTTTCTTTCATAAAGAACATCATAGTGGTGCGCATTTAACGCCGCATCTTGACAACCCCAGTATGCGTCTTGGTTATGTGTCAGCCAATAAATCCGCAAATGTTTGTGCTAACACGACAGTAAAGGGGATTTGTATGATGGGGGCCATCGAAGGTATGCGCAATACCCACGGCCATTCATTTAGTAAATCGGTGTCTAAATCATCACTAACTTCGGCCACGAATCATCATGTCTTAAGTATTAGAAATCCATACATGTTTGATGGAAAATTCAATCTTAAAAATGTGCGGTTGCGTCAAATTTCTGTTGCGTACCAAGGTAACGATCCAGTAGAATTATATTTGATTTTAAACCCGACGTATAACACACAACCATTATGGACAAATATTAACGCATCAGAAAGCATCGTTTACTATTCCGATTCAACAAGCACCATTACAATGAATAACAATAGCCCGTTAACTACCTATATCGTACCTATTAATGGCGGGGTTTTATATGATGTTGCTGATCTAAATATTGAACTATCACCAAATACACAACTTAGTTTTGTCGTGAAAAGCGGCCAAAACATTGCATCTATTAGTTTAGCAGCAACGTGGGTTGAAGAATAATCATGAATCATAAATTTTTTGCATGGGTAACCCTATTAACGGGGTTGTCGCTATCTATTGTAGCTGCGTTTTATTCCATCATTGGTTTGTCGATGGTATTCGCTGGCGCGTTTTGGTCGGTCGTGATTTTAGCCAGCGTGATGGAAATTTCAAAATTGGTTGCGGTGTCGTGGTTGTATCGTTTTCGCCATTTAGCGAGTCGTTCGGTAAAAATGTATTTGTTTGCCGCAACTATTGTGCTGATGATGATCACGAGCCTTGGTATTTTTGGGTATTTGACTCGTGCGCACGTGGCCACCGAAAACGTTGTTGAAAAAGCACAATTGGAATTGAGCGTTATTCAGCAAACCGAAACAACACTGATCCAACGCAAACAACAATTAACCGATGAAGTAAACGCGTTAGCCTCACAATCCACGCAACTCATTACGCAGTTGGGTAATGCATCACGATTTGCTGGTTCATCGGGGGCGGTGCGTGTTCAGCGAGAAACCGCCGCACGTCGAGAAACGCTGCTAAAAAATATCGACGCGCTCAATAAAGACTTGTCTAGTGTCCAGCAACAACGCATTACCGCACAAAACACAGTCAATACCACGTCGGCTGACATCGGGCCGTTGCGGTATGTGGCGCAAGCTATTTACAAAAAAGATGATATTGCAACGATTCGTGTAGCTGTGGTGTGGCTGACAGGTATTATCATGACGGTGTTTGACCCGATGGCCATTATGCTATTGATTGCGGCAAATATTCTCTTTAATCACAAAACAGAACCTGTTTTTGAACCTGTAACGACACCACCAGCAAAAGCAAAAAAGAAATCACCCGTAAAGAAAGCGAAAGTAATTCCCCATATTGAAGAAACAGTCAATACCGTACCTACACTGGATGGGTTGACGATAGACCCTGAATCTGATATAAATTGGTCACATAGTATATCAGACGTGCCAAAGTCATTATTGTAAACCAATAGTCATTGACAACGCATTTCAAACAATATATACTGTGAATTGGAGGTTAGTATGTTAGTGAATGCAAATAATCGGCGTTCTGTGCGCGGTATCGCCTTTAAAGAATGTGAATATTGTGGTCGGTCGCGCAATGATAAATCCGGTGAATTTAACTATCAGTATATGAACGAAGACACCAATCGGTGGGATAATCATGTATTTTGTTCAAAATTGTGCTGTACGGCGTGGCACACGATTAACGGAGATTAATTATGCCATTATGGGATATGTATTGCCCCACGTGTGATACGACAACTGAAGTGTTTTTTAGGTCTTCTGACGATAAGAATAATTATACCTGCAAGACGTGTGGTACTATTACTGAAAGTAAAGCATCGAGCGGCGGATTTGTCGTCAAAGGTTTCAACTATAAGAACGGGTATTCGAAGAATTAACATGCATACAGACGCGGAGCCAAAAACAACGGTGTTCAACGTTATTGATGAATATCAGCATCTTAACGAACAAGAGCTACGAGCTATTGCCGACACGCGGCGGCTACCGTATGCGGTCGCGTTAGCCAATATCACTGGCGATTTGAATACCGGTACCATTATTCGTTCGGCGTGTGTAATGGGCGCTGATAAAGTATTAACCTTTGGTCGAAGAAAATATGATCGACGGTCAACGGTCGGCGCACATCACTATATTGATGTCATGTCATATACCATGTCTCAAGACACGGAAGATTTTGACTGGGCAACTGTTATGCAAACCATTCGGGTCAATGGTTATACCCCTGTTATCATCGAACAAGGCGGTATTCCTCTATATCATATGCATACCGACCATATTCCGTCTCCCATTTGTCTGGTATTTGGCGCGGAGCAAACGGGTATTCCGGAAGAAATTTGTCGGGAAGAATATTGGTACAGCATCCCCCAGCCGGGAATTGTTCGTTCATTGAATGTCTCCGCAGCGGCGAGTATTGCGATGTGGCATACGATGTGTGGGCTGATTGATCGAAACGAATACTAAATATCGATATCACGATGAGCGTGGTTCAAGGATACATTTATGGCAATGAAATTACAGATTTCAGAAATTTTATCAAAACTCTCAGAATTTACCGGTAAGGGCGCAGAAACAAAAAAGATTGAATGGCTCCGTCAAAATGACAGTGCCACGTTACGGATGATGCTCACTCATGCGTTTGACCCAAATATTCAATATGATTTACCTGAAGGTGTACCGCCCTACAAGCAAAACGAATCACCTATCGGGTTGACTGAAAATACTCTATTTTCAGAATCCCGAAAGCTGTCATATTTGTGGATTACACCCAGCGATACCGCGATTAAGACGATGACGAACACGCAGTCCGACGAATTACAGAAGATTGCTGCCGCACAGGAAGCCAAGCGCACAGAACTCGCAGACGCCGAAAAGAAGTTACAGAAACTGATTGACGAATATCGAGAAACAGAAGAGCTTATTCGTGTGTCAAAGATTAAGCTTGCGAATCTGATGAACGACGGCAGAACTGCAACAACAGAAGTCAACCGGCTCAAACAAGAGATTGCTGCTATTGATAATGCTGCGGTAAACGCCGAACGCCGCATTTCTGCCGCAAATCAAGAACTTGAAAATCGGTCGGTTAATAAAGAGTTGATGAACAAGAAATTGAACATTCCGAAGTATAAACGCGAAATGTTGTTCATTGAGTTATTGGAAGGGTTGCATAAGGATGAAGCAAAGGTATTATTGGCTGTGAAAAATAAAACATTAAGTAAAGATTTTCCCATTACAAAGGATCTTGCGAAGAAGGCATTCCCCGACCTCGGGATGTAATAGTTATGGCCCAGAAATCATTTGATGATAAGCGTACTGAACGTATTAATCGTGGGTTTGATTCAAAGCGACGGCAACGTAAAATTGAACAATCTCTGAGAGAATTCTCCAAAGTCGGCGCGCAAAACTCTAACGATGTCGAGACATACGAAGAAATGCTCGATGACATGTATGATGACTTGTATGACGATGAATGATGTGGTAGGATGTTCCTATGAACATTTTCTACATCGATACCGAAACCGAAGCTTGCGCCCAGTATCACAATGATAAGCATTGTGTAAAAATGATTCTGGAGAGCGCACAACTCCTCTGTACCGCCCATCGTGTGCTTGACGGCCACGAATATGTCTCTACGACCGCATCAGGCCGTAAAGTAACACGATGGGACCACCCGCTCGACAACATCCTCATGAAAGCCACACACGTCAATCATCCGTCAGCCGTATGGGTGCGCGAGTCCACGCAGCATTATCACTGGCTATTTTCATTGTTTCATGAACTACTAGTGGAATATACACATCGGTATGGAAAGCATCACGCATGTGAGCGGCTGCTCGATGTGCTGTCTGCGACCCCAACGAATTTACGCGACAATGGTTTTGTTCAGCCACCACTGGCCATGCCCGATGAATGCAAGATTTCTTCGGATGCGGTCGAATGCTATCGCGAATATTACCGAGTACATAAAAAGGCCATGTCCACGTGGAAAAATAGAGACATTCCTTTTTGGTTTCAATAAGTAAAAGCATATAAATACTCTTACATGGAGTATTTGTATGCCAACACCAGAAAATCAAGAAACTGCTCTCGCCGCCGCATTACACGAACTATTAGGTAATGCCTTCGTCATGTATCTGCGGGCGCATGGTGCCCACTGGAACGTCGAGGGAGCGCAGTTTCATTCTCTTCACGATTTCTTTTCGGTCGTCTATAACGATGTATTTGGATCGATTGATCCTATTGCAGAAGCCCTGCGTTTCCATAAATTCTACGCACCCTCTACTCTAGCGGGCATTTCGCGCAGCGCCACCATTCCCGACAATTCGTTTGAAAACGGCAATCCTGTACCGATGTTGCAGGATCTTATTGGTGTCAACGCGAAGGTGTTGGAGTCGCTATTCAAGGTCATGCCCTTAGCCGACGCTGCCCAAGACCCCGGTTTATCAAACTTCATTCAGGACCGGATTAACATGCATAATAAGTGGGCATGGCAGTTACGGTCCCATCTGAAATAATCACTCATGATGTCATTTTCTACATGGATGATTCAGGAAGCCGTTGAACGGGACGCCACAAATATCCCACACGTCGAAAACCTGATCATCGATAAACAAATCAACGGCGCAAAAGAGGCGGCATCTGTGTTACAACGGATGTATGAGCATTATACCGACACGGGGGAGGAACACCTTCCCGTCCATATTAAAGTCGATGGTGCGCCGTCGCTGATCGCGGGAAAAGACCCTGAAGATGATCAGTTCTTCATGGGCATGACCAAATCGATTCTTGGGTCGAAAGAACCCAAGTATGTCAAATCGTTAAAAGACATTGATACGGTGTATGCGGGTAAAGACCCCGATTTACTATACACATTAAAGGTGGCCTTTTCTGCGTTGCATAAACTTCAGTGGAAACACCCACTCGAAGGCGATGTTCTCTTTACACCGAAACTCAAAAAAACTGCAAATATTAAAGGCACCCAGTATTACACCTTCAAACCCAATCTGATTGTGTACGCGGTGCCAGAACACTCCGATATGGGCGGGCATGTTGGCCCTGCGGACTTCGGTATCGCGTTTCACACCACGTTAGAGGGCGAGTCCATCAAGGACTTTACGCCGCATATAGGGGCGGATATCACGTCTCTACGCGCCCCACGAACGGTCTTCGTCATGTCGAATGCCTATAAATCCATTGTGGGCGATACCTCGATATCTGATACCCACGCGTCGTCTATTAATGCGGCGTTGCAAAAGCTGCAATATAAAACCGTCCGTCTTGATGACAATGCCTTTTTGAAGGCGCTCGGCGCAAACTCAACACTGCGCAGTAATTTTACGATTTTTCAAAATGCGCTTATCAAAGATGGCCGGTCCATTGTCATGCCGGTTGAGACTATGCTGAAACACTTTGAATCGTTCTTGCAAGAACGGCAGGAATCCACTGCGCAAGACATGATGCAAACATTAACAGGAATGCGCGACGATATTCAACGTGTCCTAGACTGGCAAAAACTGGTCGTTGATATTAAATTGATTCTATTAAAAGTCTTAAACAACCCCAAACAAATTGCCAAACACACCCTGCAACCGTTGTATAATCTCGGGCAGGGACTCATTCACGGTGCGCACGAAGGATATGTCACGACCGATACCAACGGCAATTTCGTGAAACTGGTGGATCGTATCGATTATTCCAAGAAGAATAATGAATTCGGTCGATTCTCAAAATTAAAGAAATAAAATCTGGAGTTTCAGCCTATATATTTGTTATACTGTGAGCGTTCTATACAATTAGCATTGCGACGATTCCTATACCACTGAGAATCACGGACAATGCGAGGTGAAAGTTACCTAAGAGACGACCAATGACGCAAGGAACGTGGCTCTCACGACTTGCAGCACATAATGATTCGGTGAAGTGGGTTATTATGTGTCCCGCTGGGCTACGCAAGTAGCGAAAGACAGATGTGGTGAATATGAACGATTCACCTTGGGGTACCGGACAACCGCCCTGTTACATCGCACCTTCACTGTCACATGCGAAACTTAGCGAAATTGGCTAATTTCTGCCTTTTGAGACACCTTACTCCCTGTAAAGGGAAAGGTGTCTCTGCTCATCATAGCGATGGCTAATAACCTTTCCTACTAAAACTACTGGACACATCGTACCTTATGGTTCATAATGAATAACTCTGCTTAACGGATTACATACTAATTATAAAGGAAACCTATGAAACGATATTTTGATTATCAATGCACTGCGTGTCATGAACAGTTTGTAGATATTTTTGCTGAGTTTGAAGAACGAGACATTCCCACCACCGAACCCTGTCCCTCCTGCAATACTGAAAATAGTATTGTTCGATTGTTTGGTGCCCCATCTATTGGAGATAGTGTGCGTCAAGGTCGCACGAATCTCCCGTCATCATGGACCGATAAGCTCACCGAAATGAAAGGCAAACATCGCCATAGTACGATTAAGGTGCCGTCGCCGGGAAGTCGTGAATTCTAATGCCTGCTCCCTTACAACCATGGTCATCCACGAGTTATGATATTCGTGCTAATGGCGTGAGTGTGCCGGAATCCACGATTACGTATGCACCACGCGAAACCTTCACGAATGTGTCTGAAGTCACCACAGACGCCGGTCGCTGGTATTCCTATGAGAATGTGTTTTATCCATCGATTACGACGATGATTAAAGCTACCGATCATGAAGGTAACAAAGCCTTACAGGAATGGCGACAGCGTGTGGGTACGGAAGAAGCCACACGCATTACCACGACCTCTGCGGCGAAGGGTACTCGGTGGCATCGGTTCAGTGAATTGTTTTTCATGAAAAAGCCGACGTGGCCGTGCCTGACGGACGTGAAAGATGTGCCCTATGGGGCGACACTCGGTCATCTCCTCAATGAGAAGATTGAAACCGTGATTGCCTCGGAATCCCGCGTGATTTCACCACGGTATGGACTGGCCGGTCGTGTGGACGTAGGCGTACGGTTACATGATCGTCGGTCTGCGATTATTGATTTTAAAACCGGTCGGCGGGAGAAATCTGGCAATCGGTTGGAGAATTATTTTATTCAAACGACGTTTTATGCGGATGCGTTGACCGATATCTGGGAGGATGAAACGATTGATACCGTCATCATCGTGCAGTTGTTACCCAATTGCATTGTGTGGCAGGAATCGCATGTCGATCACTGGCGTCCGAAACTGACGGCGAAGATTCAGCAGTACGCCGAAATCTTGAATGCGTCCATGGAAACCACGCCTAAATAGAACCGTATTCTCTTTCAGGAGTGTTATCTATGTCATTTTTATGCAAATGGTTTGGTATCGGATGTCCGAAACCACAGCCCCCACAACCAACGCCCGCCGACCGCTGGCTGAGTGTCGATGTGGAGGGTCCGACAGACTTTTCTGCACGAATGGTCTGTGATTCGGGGTTAACCATTCAAGGACAGCGTGTAGAACCCACCGCGCCGTGGCACATGAGTTTCCGTGTGCCGGGGACCGAACGGGGTGGATACTACATTCACGTCACCCCCGCTGATGATGATTATGAGGAAGCCGTCGTACGTGGATCTATTGGTGGGGTGTCAATTGATCAGTTGGGTGCCATCCCTACCACGGATTGTAACAATGACCCGATTGTGTGTAAGGAAGCGCATTTTGATCCATCCGGCGTGTCCCTTGAAGATTTATCGAGGATTCGTGGTGCGATGTGGACGGAGACATTAGATGTACCATTTGGCCCGCGCCCCGGTCAGCCCACTAATATCGCGGCGACAGATTTCTTGTGGAATTATGATGAACCCACACGGAAGCGTATCGTTGAGAATCTTCGGTCGTTAGGGTATACCCACGCAGTCGTCGGACCTTTTGTGGATAGTGACGGTTATCACGGAATATGGTCGCCCAATGATTGGCGTCAGAAATGGGATCAGTTTCTGGATATGCATCAGTTTTTATGGGATCATGGGTTGGCTCCTGTCACCTATGGTAAACCTGATGCGTGGACAGTTGAGCAGATGATGTCTGAGATGACACCGTTCCTTCAGCAACCACGGGCGCAGAAATTGATTCGTATTATTGTGCCGATGGGTTGGGAACCGGGCCGGTATGATTATTCGTCGAATACATGGGCAAAAGCATGTCAGTGGGCAAGACAAGTGCTTCCGAATGCGCTCGTATTGCTTCATACCGTAAGTGATGTTGACGCACCTGTAGGCACTGACGCAAACGGCGATGATAATGGAAAAGACAATGCCTTGGGGTGGAAACGTGTGGCTCCATATGCACATGGTTGGTTGACGCAAACCTCGACGTATGAACGGAAAGACGGAAAGGATGACCCGAGCAAACCCAACCAAACCAATTTTCAAAATTGGTTGGATTTGTTTAATCCTGCGGTGTATAAGTCATACAAAGATCGATTTACAAATGGTCGCGCAGGATGGCCTACAAATTCAGCATGGGGGAATCGCCCACTAATGGTGTATGCCGGTGAATATCTTGCATATTGGACATTCTGGGAAAACGCGCCGAAGGAAGTGTCGCGTCAATGGGGTGATGCGGTGATGGCTGCGGGTGCTGATGGGTATCTCGATGGCGGCACCGTGCCTGTTGGAAGTGGTCCCGTTCCGTGGCAGAAGTAATAGTCTATGGATTGTTGGTGGTGGGAGGTGCGGTTGTGATATTAATGTGTTTAGATATTATCAAACGAATGATCCATCCTCCTTCACCAACAGATTCTGACGGGTGGCCATCTGAATAATGGCTTGACACGGTAACAAATCATATATATACTGTAATCATGTTGCGGATGAGTGGATCTGGTCCCACGTTGCGCTCATAACGCAAAAATTGCGAGTTCGAATCTCGTATCCGCACCCAAGTGTGTTGTACTCAATTGCCAGTCTGACGTACAACATTTATAATGACTGGCCCTTGTGAGTGGGTGGTTAGACAACCGTTAGCTGCACGGTGAACTCTCGAAGCAGTCTTTATATGAAAGACAAAATTTTACAACTGCATAACGAAGGTAAGAGCTACCGAGACATTCAAAAATTATTGGGGTGTTCAAAAGGAACGATTGCTTATCATTTGGGCGTTGGGCAGAAAGATAAAACTCGGCAGAGAACCCGAGATAAAAGACATAAGATTAGAAAACTGATTCATTTAGCTAAGGATGTGGCCTGTGCTGATTGTCACGAAAAATACCCATATTTTGTTATGCAGTTTGACCATTTAGAACCAAGCAAGAAAACCTTTGAACTGTCTGATTTTAGGTCTAAAACGCATTCGGAAGAAAAAATTTTAAATGAAATAGCTAAATGTGAAGTGGTTTGTGCGAACTGCCATGCGATTCGCACCTTTTATAGAAATAATTTTAATAACCCATCATACTTTGGATGGGATGTGACCGACCAATTCAGATCATAAACGTTATATTCCCAGATAGCATAATTGGCAGTGCGTCATGCTGTTAACATGAAAGGTGAAGATTCGAATTCTTCTCTGGGAGCCAAACTTTATATGAGAAAACGACAACGAAAACCATATGAACAAGGCAGAGAAGCAGCAGAACGAGGATGGGACAGGATATCTCCATACACACGCATTCTTGCTGAAAAATATTGGTATGATGGATTTGATTCTGTGAAATCTAATAATGCGGTGGGTAGCCCAATTGGTGGGAAGCAGTCTTGAAAACTGTCGCCGGTAAAACGGTAGCGAGTTCGATCCTTGCACCCACCGCCAATATAAAATATTTGATGGTATAGCATAGGTCTATACCGCCCTGAGATGGGTGGGTCAGAAAACACTTGATAGGTGGCACGGGTGAATATATAGTTAAATAACTCGCGTTGTCGTCAAATATTTTATATATGT